CAATGCTCTTTCCCACCATGTCTTTGGGAAGGAGATTCATAGCAATTGAGATTTCCAGTAGTACGGCACCCATACCTGACAAGCCTTTGACGAGCTGGTCAACGTTAAGATTGCCGATCTTCTCAACAGCACTGCCAAATATAAGCATCGCTGCTGCCAGCGCAATCATACCAACCGATGTTGACATGATGCCCTTTGTCCCGGAGTTTAGATTTGTAAATATCGACAATTCTAGTAATACTGCTCCAACACCGGCAAGACCCTGGATCATCTTGTTGGTATCCATCTCGGCAAACTTACCAACTGCATTAGCAAGCATGTTTACTGCCTGAGCAAGAGCCATAATACCAATACCCTTAAGCAGTCCCATTCCGTCTAGGTCGGTAGTCTTGAAGAACAAAGCGAGTTCGCCCATCAGAACACCGACACCAAGAAGCCCCTTACCGAGTTCTTCGAGATTGAGCGAACCGAGTTCTTTAACAGGTCCGACGAGCATTCTAATCGCTGCTGCAAACAGGATTAATCCGCCAGCCCCCTTAATAAGAGTTCCAGTGTCTTTAGACAACTGCTTTGCAACCTGAGTTAGTATCGCAGACAGTGCTCCGACACCAGCCACACCAACAAGGAGTTCATCCCAGCTTAGATCAGACAACTTCTTGCAAGCAGAGGAAAGTAATAAAATAGCCACAGATACTGCGATCATTACTCCGGCAGTCTTTGCCATTCCTTTACTATCGATGTTCTGTAAAGCTTTCATCATAACGACAAGTTCGCCCATCTCGACGCCCAACCCTGTAAGTGCAGCGCCAAGACTCTTGGAATCTATCGTAGACAGGACAAACAAAGACGCTGTGATGAGACCGATTGCTATAGCTAATTCTTTTAGTGTCTTAGCCTTAAGCTGCTCCTGCCATGCTGCAAAACCGTCTTTTACTATGCCAAGCGTATCTTTTATGTCATTGGCAATATCAGTCAATCCGCCAAGTTTCTTAACCTCTTCAAGAGGATTCTTAAGATTGTCAATGAACTTTCTTATACTGTTGCCAATTGCAAGAAGCATTCCGCCCTCAGCGAAATTCATAAGGTTCTTGAAGTCGGCATTCTTTAACTTCTCGCCAATGCTCTTGCCAAGTTTACCAACAGCATTTGCAAGTTCAGTTCCAAGTTTTGCAAATATCGGCGAAAGTTTCTTCAGGAATTCCCACAACCCGCCGAACATTGTCTTTAAACCATCAAATGCTCCGCTTAATGGTTTAAGATTGTTTTTAACTTTGTCACCTAGCTGTGTAATTCCACTTGTATCGATCTTTCCGAATTCGCCAAAGAATCCTTTAATCTTCTCAATCGCTGAACTTATAGAATCTGTCAGGAATGAGAATGCATCGCCAAGCGAAACGCCGGTTAAGCTCTTAAACACTCCGCTAATCTTACTAGGAATAGCGAGAATAAAATTTACAAGACCGTCGACTACCTTCTTAAATATGTTAGTCTCTTTGATCGTCTCGTTTAGTTTAGCCAGAAATTCGCCAAAACTGCCCGTTACGCCAAGCAGACCACCTCCTATAGGAAGTAAGGCAGAAACTAATCGGAATGCGCCTCCAGCAACTGCAAGAACTGCTTCCTTTACAATGCTAAGCACTGAAAAGAATCCTTTAAAAGTGTTCTTTAGATTATTAGCGGTCTTATCCCCTATAACAAGCTTCGCAGTAAAATCCGCAAACTTCTGTGTTATAGCGAATAAATCCCACGCGGTGGTTCTAGGAAATATCTCTGAAAATGCTTCAGAAACAGGTTTAATAACGCTCTCTAATGCTCTTAAAGCATTACGAAGAGCATCAATCAGTACCTTTCTGCCGCCAAGATCCTTCCATCCCTGAAGTACTGCGTTACGTGCATCGGACATCTTTCCGATGGCGTTATTGGCATAATTACTAATATCAGTCAGTAACGCCTGCGCTTCTTCGAAATCACCAATAATTATCTGCCAACTTTGAGTCCAACCAGACTGCGCAGCTTCTTTTAATGTATCGATTAACTGTGTAAACGTTTTTACTTTTGTCGCGGCATCATTTGCTGTTTTTGCCATCGCCTGAATATCAGCGATTTGTTGGTCTGTGAAACCCTGAGCTTTCAGCTCGGCATCGGTCATATTACCGGTAAACTGCGAAAGGGTTTGCGTTAGTACTTCCGTAGTTAACCAAGCGCCTTTGGTAAGAGAATCCCTGAAAGAACCGTACGAAAGAACGTTTTCTTCACGCCACTTTTCAACATCATCCGCTGAACCGGCCATTACTGCTGCAGTTCTTGTCAAAGCATCCTGGAAAACCTGACCGCCCATGCCTGCATTAACTACCGAGTTCCAGTCCTGAAGCTTTACGGTGCCAGAAGCCAATGCCTGTGAAAGCTGATACATCGCGGTTGATGCCTGCTGAGCATTAGAACCCGATACTGCCGCAAGGTTAGCGATACCCTGAATAGCATTTACCGAAGTGTCCAAGTCAACACCGGCAGCTGTGAATGTACCGATGTTTCTGGTCATCTGAGTGAAGTTGTAAATGGTTTTATCTGCATAAGTATTAAGAGTACTTAATGCGTTGTTTACTTCCTGTAACTGCTGACTTTCTGACTTACCAGCTTCACGAAATGCTTTAGACGTATTCGCCATGATAGTCTGAACCGAGTTGATCTGTGTCTCATACTCCTGAAAACCTGTGAACACTGGTTCAATGGTAAGTGATTTTGCCAGAGAAAGACCGGCATCAACTGCCTTGTTGGTAATGTTTGTAAGCGCTGTAAGGGCAATAACCTCAAGCGCCGAGAACTTTACCTTAACTGCCTCAAGTCCATCCTTCATAGGATCGAAATTGAGCTTGCTGGCTGCAGCATTTACATCATTTAGCCCCTTGGCGGAGGATTCTAGATTAAGTCCTTTCTTTAACTTATCGAGAGTAGACAAACTTGTTTGAACATTCTTTTCGAAGTCCGAGTTGTCGAACCTCATTTCTACTACTCTCTCGTCAATAGTATTACTCAAATGCTAGTTACCTCCTTCCACGCAGATTCGGCCATTTCGTCAAAAACCGGCTGGATAGCAGGGTTAATGTAATCTCGTCCCTGAACGTATCCGCCGGTTCCTGTGCCGTGTCCATACTGCAAAATTATTGCAATAGGTATTCCATTTTGAATGTTTGTATTAATAAAAGTAATTGATGCCTGTGTAGCAGACCTCTCGATCCTGTAGTCCCAGGAACTTGCAGTTAAACCGGTATCCACCGGTGTGGCAGCGCTTAAAGCAGCAACACCTGCCTTGCCATACTTATCTAATTCGCTTAACTTTATAGCGCTTTTTGCTTTTTCCAAAAAAGTATTGAGCTTCGAAAAGTCTCCCTTATGAGTAAACTTAATCATTACAGCACCCAAACACTTTGAGCTCCACGGTTATCGGATTTCCATAATGCGCCTTCATTAGGGCTTCCTATAGTATCGTCCAGGTAGAATACTTCGTTCCCTATATTTTGGAAACCGGTAAGCATGTAACCGTCTTTGTCGAAGTAATACCAGTGCGATCCGGTAGACGAATCAAGAATCTTCCAACCTACAGCCCACGAACGATCCTCATACTCGTACCACCAACGAATCCCGTCTTTTGCTTTTCGCCAACCAGGAACCACTTTAATGTTATCTTTGCCATACGGAGGTCTTCCATAACCGGCAATACGACTGTTAGATTTGAGGTAGATCTTTTCGCATACAGCTCCGCCATTTGGTTCAACTTCTTTACTGGCAGATGTGTTTCCTTCGACAGTCTTAACGTAGGAAGCAGTTGTATCAATCACGATACCTGTATGGCAAATCCTGGTATTGTTTTTGAAGAATATCTGGTCCGCGTATTCTGGTTCGCTATACCAAGCCCTTTTGGCTTTGTAAAGAGCTGCTGAATTGGGAGTATAATCGTCAAAATTTCCGCCAAGCAGTTTTTTAGCATTTGATACTCCATATGCTTTCTGGAAGCACCAGTCAACCAAACAGTCGCACCAGCTTGCCGGGTAATCCATGGCGGATGGATACAATTTATGCATCTCATACCCGTACTTGGTATAGTTTTCGTATCCAGCATTTGCTTTTTTATCGTATAGATACTTTAAATCGCCACTCTTTTTCTCGAGATAACCAACCTCGGATAATGCAATGGCTACGACTCTGTTTCTGTCGAAAGACATGGCGTTACCTCCAAAATATAATCATCCTTTAGACTTAAGCTTGGCCCTTCTGGCAGCGTTCAATTTTGCATTTCTGCTATAAAGCTGCTTTCGGCTAAGCTTATTCTTAGGTTTGTTTTCCTCGTTACATACACGTATAAGTGTCATCAATCTATTTAAGTGCCATTTCTGACATTCAAATGGAATATTGAGCATGATCATCCAGTAGTAGATGAGCTCATTTGTAATTATTCTGCGATCGTTTGGCTTGTTATTACCTCTTTCGCCAAACCACGTAGCTGTCATTGGATCATTAATATACTCGACAATGTCGTTAACATTTTCCTGTGTCAAATATTTATAACAATCCGGGTCTACGTTCTGAGTAAGTGTCATACATCGAATATAATCAATTGTTTCTTCGGTTGTCTTATCACTATTACCTAAAAAAGGTTTATGCCACTTACTCTCCCATTTGGATAAGGAGACTAGAGAATGCTCGACTGTGATCATGGTTTCTTTTGTGTAAACAAACTTTTCATTCTTTTTATCCCAAAGTTGGGCAGGAGGTATAACGATTTTTTTGGGCATCTCTAGTCTCCCCTTGTAAGCTATTTATTAGAATCAATTGCAACAACGTTGCTGCTTGACTTGTTTTCCTGTCCGATCCACGAAAGATCCGGGATTACTTCATTAACAAATTTCGCAGCCATTCCGGGCTTGGTAAGAAGATCCATATAAAACTTGTTATAGGCGTTTGACTGGAAGAACGAATCAGTAAACTCTTTTGACTTTACGAATTCTCTTCCGTCCGGGCTAATATAACCGATAGAAATCCGGATAAAGTAATCAAAAAGCTTTGTGATTTCCGGAATGTCCTGACTCTCGATAATCTTGTTAATCCTGGTCGTAAGGCCGCCCTTTTCTCCAAGCTCGAGTTTAGCTGTCTCAGCCTCTCCGAGATTGAAGTAGAACTCCTCTTCTCTTTCGTTTCCTAAAAAATCCGTAAATTTAATTCTCTGCTTGAACATAATTTGTTCTCCTTTCACAAAAAAGACACCGTCGGAGTTACCCAGGCGGTGTCTTTTAAAACCATTTTGATTTTTATTAGCTCATCTTCGAAAGTACTTCGGCCGGAAGCGGAAGTCTTGCTACGGTTCCTGTTTCGTTTCCGGTTCCGCCATCAGAACCAAACAGAATCGCCTCAAGTGCAGCGAGCTTATCGGCATCTGCCTTAGTACTGTCGATAACGATAGAAGAGGTCGGCTTAAATCCTGTGCCTACTGCAATCGGGGTGGTATTTACTTCCCAAGAGAAGGAAATTGCTTCCGGGCTATCGTTTACAGTACTGTAAGCTTTCTCGGACGGAGCTGCCAGAGCGTTGTAAATCAGGTGAAGCTTATAGCCATGCTCAGTACCTTCAGAGTCATTACCTACAAGTGTCTTGTAAGCAAGACCAAACGGCTTTCTGCTCTGCTGGCCGGCATAAACACCCGTAGCCATCTCCTTGGAGCCGTCGCACTCCATAAACTCATCCGGATACATGTATGCTTCGATTGTGGCCGCGAATTCCTCGTTCGAAATCATGTTCAGATACTTAATGTTGTCGGCATAGATCGGGGTTGCCTCTGCACCGGACGGGCTCTCGGAAATACTGGAAATACCATTCCAGGCAACACCTTCCGGATAAGTACCGTTAGCCGACTGAACGTAAAGAGCGCAGTCACTTACACCTGTCTCGTATAATCTTTCGCCAACATTATCCCATACTAATTTAGGCATAGTCTAATCCTCCTTAATAGAATAACTGAAATACATCGTGATTGAGATTGTCGCTTGTGAAGTGCCTTTCAAATCTAACCTTCGGCAGTCTGGACACCTGCTGAACAATGTCACTGTCTGGGTTTTTGTCAATCACGGTTATTGTGTACGAATGATTCTGTAAGTACACATTGTTGTCAGCAAAGGTATTCTGTATGTCGTCCCTCGAATATACGATAGCTGGATACAGAATCTTCTTTGACTCCGGGGGCTGATAGTATACATGATTAGAACCTAAGATCTGTTCAAGCAAATCATTAAGCTCATAACGCCTATCCTTCGGTGTCTTGCTCATTGTACACCTCCCCCAGAGTCAGATTTAAACGCGGATACTCCACGTCGACATTGGTTACCTTCCATTTGGTTCCCATAAATTCGGCGTAGAGTATCGCGAACAAATTCTCATTGGCGTATGAGTCAGCGACTATGCTTATACTGTTGGAGATCACAATATCGTCATTAAGACGGTCGGTAGACTGAAACCTCCTACTGTTCCGTATAATATCACCACGGTAATAGCGTTCTTTTACACACTGTTCCCACACACCAGGAGCTGTGTTGACAGTACTGGCAAAGCCGATTTTCCCATAGTATTTAGCCATTTTGAATTTCTCCTAGGTATTATTCTCCGGAACCAACGGTCTTGAGAATTGTAAGTGCAGAGTACGGCTTAATAAGGGCACCGCTGCATCTGGTCTCGATCAGGTAGGAATACTGGTTGAAGTTGATGTCGAAATCATCGAACATGTTGACTTCGCCACCCTTATCTGCACCAACGTTGTAGTCTGCCAGGTTGACAATAACACCGATCAGGTCCTTATTGTCTACCTTCATACCTTCCATCGGCTCAACAGTAACGATCTTTCTTACACGAAGAGCGGTAGCCAGCTCAGCCTCGGTCTTGTAAAGCTTGTGGCCGATCTGGTCTTCCAGAAGCAGCAGCTCGGTGAGCACATCCTCGGTTGTGTAGAAGGTCGGATTGCCGGAACCCTTGTAGTTCTTACGAGCTCTGATGATAGAATTGATGATTTTCTTAGCCTCGGCATTCTCATCATCATTGGCCGCGATAGCAACGTTAACCTTGGTGTTGAACAGCGGAACATCAGTAACTACCGGGCGAATGTTTGTCTCATTGATCTTGCCGGATGTTCCTGCAACACGACCGTCGCCGATAAGAATCGCTCTTGCGATTTCCTCATTCAGCATCATTCTCATCTCGTTACGGATCCAGGCAACCACATCGAAGTCTGTGATATCGAGGATGTCATCACGGTCCATCTTCTGCAGCTTGTAAATGGTCTGCGGAGTGGTCTCTCTCTTAAGGGTAGCGAACACTTCATGAACCTTCTCAGTTCCCTTCACATAACCTCTTGCCCGGGCCTCGTCTTCGGTAATATCAGCGAATACAGACTTAATGCGAGTAAACGGTGTGTGCTTAACACCACCCATAACGTCGCTCACCCAGTCCATGTTCCGGGAAATCCATTCCGGCGGAGTGTTAAGGGATTTTGCATTCGGGAACAGCATGGACGCATCATTAAAGCCATAAGTCTGATGTCCGGTTGCAGTATCCATATCAGTTGTATCGATAGAATGAGCAAGTACCCCGCTATCAATAGCGTCTTCTACTGCAGCCTTAAGGCTTCCCATTCTCTTTGCGTTTTCAAAAATGTTCTGAACATCTGCATGGCTGAGATAGTTGTCCTGCTGCGTTGCATCGTTCTCAAATACATTGTGCTTCATTTCCTCGGTATCCTCCTCATCTTCGTCATCGGTTTCACCCTTGGCATCGGCTACAGCCTGGCCTACAATGGCGTAAACAACCTTCTTCTGGTCATCTGTTAATTCGTCAAAGATCTCTTTCACGGTCTTTTCGTTACTTGTTTCTTTCTCGTTAGCCACTTTAGAATCTCCTTTCTCGTTGGAATCCTCTTTAGCTTCTGACGGTTTGGATTCTGATTTCTCGTCAGAATGCATTAAAAAAAGAGGCTCACCAGTGTAAATGATGGCCTCTTCATCGTTATCGTCTGAATGAGCAATAACTGTATCAATCATTGCTCCGGGATTTGCTCCCGCATGCACCAGACTTACTTCTCTAATAATTCCGTGAACTACATCTCCGGAAATCTGTTTGAGCTGATTGGCGTAAATAGAAAGCGATTTAATATCTCCATGCTGAACTAGCACCTTTGCTACCTGTCCAGACGAGGTGTCATTAAACGCCCCATAGCAGTACACACCATCATCTCTATTCTCGAGAAGTGCGTGCCCAAGAACGTTTTCCGGTTCGTTATGAGCGTGATTCCAAACAAGAGGAACTTCTAAGCCATCGCAATCCTTAAAAGCGTTATGACGAATGGTTCTTCCGTCTGCGCAACGAAGGTCATTCTTCGTGGCCCATCCGCTGAAGTCATACTTGTACTCCATTTTGAATTTTTCCTCCTATTTTTTATTTGTAGTTGTTTTAGAAGTACTCTTAGTAGTTTTTCTTGTTGTAGTACCCCTAGATTTGGCAGTGGTTTTCTTTGCACTTGAGCTAGAAGATTTTTTCTTGGATCTTCCTGACTTACCACTTCCTTTTGCCTTTTTGGCTTTTGTCAAACTCGAATCAGCATAAATCTTATCAATCTCGTCGTTGTATTTCTGAGTTGATTCTGCTCTGATACGCTCTTTATTAGCTCTACTTTCTTCACGTATCTGCGATGTTTCATTCTTATAGGTGTTGTTGGCACTTTCACTTTCGCTCTTATACTCCTCGGTAGCAGACTTTCTGCTCTTAGAATATTTATTGCCAATCTGAGTCCTCTTTTGCGCATAATCTGCTGTGAT